GACCGAGGTGATCATGGATCGGTTCGAGTTCTTGCCACGGCCCACGCGAGACCGTGAGCAAACCAAGTCCGAGACGTTCGACGAAGAGCCGCTTGTCCCGCCAATACTATCCAACGAAGACGAGGTCCCGTTCTAATGCTCGCCGGCATACTCATCGGCATATTCATCGGCGCGCCGATTGGGATGATCATCGCAGCGTTGCTCCGGGCATCTGGGGACGACGAAGAGCAAAACGCGTTAAACGGCCCCAAAACGCGCGATAAAATCCGCCGTGACAAAACACTCGCAACTCAACCCGAACGTCGCCCGTAGGGGCTAAAAACAGCCTTAAAATCGAAAACTACATTGGAGGGGACTATGGAATTTACAGTTGACAAGAAAACTCTCGAAAATGCGATGACGAACATTGTATCCGTTGCGCCGGCAAAGGCGATTAAGCCGATCCTATCAAGCGTGCTGATCGAATGCAGTGATGCCGTATACCTGTACGCAACGGATATGGAAACATCGATACGGATCAAACTCGAAGGGGCGAGCGCGCAATCGCCGGGCAAGACCGCCGTGGACGCCAAGACGCTCTTTGAGATCGCCAAAAACGCGCCGAGCGCTCAGCTGAACATCAAGCAAGAAAACGAAGCGACGCTTGACGTGTACAGCAACGGCGGAGTCGCAAACATCCCAATGCTCGACACAGAAGACTTTCCGGCGCTGATATTCGATTCAACGGCTGAACCGATCGAACTCATCCCGACACTCTCAAGCGAGATTGACCGCGTTATCTATGCGATAGCCGCCGATCCAATGATGCGCGCGTTGAACGGGCTACACTTCGAAAGCGTTGGCGGCCATCTCCGGTTCGTCACGGCGGACGGGTTCAGGCTTGCGACAATCGACACCGCGCAACCAATCCCGGACATCGAGGCGTTCACGATACCACTTGGCGGGGCGAAAATATTCCTCTCATTCCTGAAGCGCTATCCGGCGCTCGTGAGGTTATACAATAATATCACCTCGTTCGGGATAGAATCTCCGGACACCAAGGTTATCATCCGCAAGCTCGATCTCCAATATCCAGATTATCGGCGCGTGATTGGCGCAATGCACAAAACAACCGTAACCGTAGACCGTGACGCGCTGATAAAGACTGTCAAGTTCGCCCGCGTGGTTACCGCTGAGGCAAAGGAAAGCGTGTTGATGAGTGTAGCAAACAAAGAACTCGTGTTCACCGCGCGTTCTACCGGCAAAGGCGCAATGAACGTATCTGTCCCGTGCGCGTTTGAAGGGCCGGCGTTGAAAATCGCATATAACCCAGACTACTTCCTGGAATCCGCGCAACACGTTAAAAGCAGCGATCTGACAATACGGCTTGGCACGCCAGCGGAGATTATGCGGTTGGAAGATGGCAACGCCTCGCATTACATAATGCCGATTCGATCCACGGAGGTGTGAGATGGCGAAGATACTATGCGTTCCAGCGATCAGCGACATCGATGACGTGGTGGAATACGTAAACGCCCGCGGTGTCTACCTCGAACGGAGCATTGTCGAGACGAACTACGCGTACCGGCAACTGATACCATATACGGTGCTGTTCGACCGCACGAGAGGCGACAACGGCAAGATACTTGCTTACAAACGGCAAAAGACGAGCGGTGAAAGCCGGTTGCACGATCAACTCACCATCGGGATCGGCGGGCACGTGGACGAGAACGACGGATACGGCTGGCCTGCGGTAGACAACGCGAGACGGCGCGAGATGTTCGAAGAGATTGGCGTAACACCGGTACATCTCCAATACCGAATCAGCATTATGCTGCACAAAACCGCTGTTGATCGCGTTCATCTCGGTGTGGCGTCGTTTTGCACGAAGTGGGCAGGCGAACTCAAACCATCGGACGAGATACCGGAGAGGCGTTGGCACACGATCGAGGAGCTCGATAAGATGCCGCTCGAATCGTGGTCGCGGTACATACTGGATACGATGCTGGGGAGGGTATAAGATGAGCGAACGAAACATTGTGAAGGTGATCAACCGCTACGGATCCGACGGCTCGATCGCGTTGGCGGCGCGAATCAGTTACGGGGCGAAGCACGTCGAGAGCGAACGCGTCGGGCCGATCATAAACGGGTTGATCGCGAACAAAGAAGGCACGCCGTTTGAGTTCGCGAGCATGTGGTTCTATATTCGTTGCTCGCGGCTCTGTCACTCGCAATTCCTGCAATACCGGCACGCGTCGAGAATCACGCGCTCAACCCGGCGGGTGGATCCAATCGAGAGTGAGAACGCCGATCTCGACAAACTTTCGGCAGGCTACGAACAAACGCATATTGATTATGCGCTACGGGATTACGCGTTTCAAACCGACGAGCTAAAGATTCCCCGCGAGATTGCTCGGCGAATTCTACCGATGAGCATCCTTACCGAGTTCTACTGGCTTGTGAATCTCCGGGAACTGATGCACTTCTTGGATGAGCGATTAAGCAGTCGCGCGGAGCAAGAGATACGGGATATCGCCAAGCGGATGGAGTTGGAATTCGCCGGCGCATTCCCGATAACCTATAAAGCATGGAGGGGTCAAGACCACTTGGCGGGGCGAAAATATTCCTCGAACGATTACGTCTCATTCCTGAAGCGCTATATGGAGCTTAGAAACCTGGGCGAGCAAGAATTCCGAAACATATTCACGGCATACCAAATGATAGAGTTAGAGCTGTACAACACAAGAAGAAACATCGAAACAATATCGCGGATGACGTCCCGGCTCAGGCTCTGCAAAGTGGAAGCGATACAAGGCGATGTCGCAAAAATATCCGAACTCGAGGCAATTGTTACACGCATATCCGAACTTGAAGCGATGATCGGCAAACGGAAGGCCGATCTTATCGCAATCGCAGAGTCCAATGCGCGATATCACTCTCAAAAATAGCCGCGTCACGAACGCGGACGTTGTGCGGATGCTGCAGAGTTACAAAGCAAACGTGCAACGTTATCTTGGCTGCCGCGTGCATCTCGTGATTCTGCCTTCCGGCGAAATCGACTGGTACCTGAGCGGGCACCCGAACGAGCTCGCGTGCCTGAACGATCAGGTGCGCGCGGGTTTGTTTATCAAGTTCTTCGATCGCTGGTACAATCAGCTCCCGCGAGAGTGCCGCACGATCCTGTTCCACTGCTATATCAACCACGACTTCGAGCCCGCGAATACCATGAGCGCGTGGCTGGAGTACGAGTGGGGCCGGATGAAGTTTAGGACGCTGCCGGTGCGGCGTCTGGCAGTGTTGTTCGACTGCTCGACGAGTAAGCTGTACAAGATGAAGCGGTTCTGTTTGGAGAGGCTAACGGGGATAATAAATGAGGAAGCGATGACAGATTTCGACCGGATGATCGAGGCGATAAAAACGATACCACTTGACAAAAAAACATAATTGTGGTATTATCGATATAATAGCCGCAGGTATGATAATACCGCGGATGAAATATGAAGAAGGGCCTCCGGGCCCTTTTTTGTTAGGAATTTCCGGGGAGGGAATACATACGCCGAACATAACCACGGCAGGAAGATCGCGTTCGTCGGGAACTTCAATACGAAGAAGAACCCGGGGCTTGCGGTTCAGATATTGTACGAACTTACAAAACGCGGCGGCGATTACGAGTTCCATTGGGCCGGAGATATGCAGGACGCGCGGCTCTATGCGTATACGATGAACCTCGTCCAATCGATGGAATTGCAGGATAGATTCTTCCTTCATCCCCGCGTGGATACGAACGTGTTCCTCGAAGACAAAGATTACTTCCTCTCGACCTCGATTCACGAAGGATACGGGATGGCAATTCTCGAAGCGATGAGCAAGGGCATTAAGCCAATTATCCACAATTTCTATATCGCCGATGAATTTTATCCCGCGCAATACCTTTTCAACTCGATAGGCCAGGCCGTGGATATGTTAACAAACGAATCTTACGACTCGACCGAGTACCGCCGGTTTGCTGAAGAGCATAACGAAAGCGGGCAAGTTGAAAAGGTGATGGGATTGGTGCGGGAAGTGATGGGTGGTGGAAACAATGCAAATTAAAGAGATAAAAGTCAACCCAAAGAACCCAAGAATAATCAAAGACGCGCGGTTCCAGAAGCTCGTTAAAAGCATTGAAGAGTTCCCGGAGATGATGAAGCTGCGCCCGATAGTCGTCGATGCCGATGGGATGATATTGGGCGGCAATATGCGGTATAAAGCGCTTCAACATCTCGGATTCAAAGAAATCCCGGACGAGTGGGTGAAAAGAGCCGATGAGTTGACCGAAGAGCAGAAACGGCGGTTCATCATTTCTGATAACGTTCCTTACGGCGACTGGGACTGGGATATTTTAGCCAACGAATGGGACGCTCCAAAACTTTCAGATTGGGGCATCGACTTCCCGGAAGATTGGATGCCGAAGCAAGAAGCGCAAGAAGATGACTACGAAGTGCCAGACGAAATCGAAACCGACATTGCGCTCGGCGATTTGTTCGAGATAGGCCCGCATCGCTTGTTATGTGGGGATAGCACGGATAGTGAGCAGATGGCAAAGCTGATGAACGGGGAGAAGGCGGACATGGTGTTTACTGACCCGCCGTATGGGGTAGAGATTGGCGCAAAAAACCGATTCTTAAATTCCTTCCAGAAGGCTGGAAGGAATTTAAAGGATATTAAAGACGATAACATTTCTCGTGACGAACTTTATAATAAACTCGTATCCGCGTTCACAAACCTAAAGAACTATTCAAATGACTGTTGTACATATTTTGTTACTGCTCCGCAAGGCGGAGAATTGGGAATGATGATGATGATGATGAGGGATGCCGGACTGCCTGTGCGGCACGTTTTAATGTGGTATAAAAACGCTCCTACGTTTTCGATGGGGAGACTTGATTATGAATATCAGCACGAACCAATATTGTTGACGTGGAACAAAACGCACAAGTTTTATGGGTTAGGCGAACACAAGACAAGCGTATGGAAGGTTGACAAGCCGAGATCGAACAAGGAACATCCAACCATGAAGCCGGTTAAATTGGTTGAAAACGCGCTGTTGAATAATTCTAAAGAACAAGACAATGTGGCAGACATTTATCTCGGTTCCGGCACAACAATGGTCGCGGCGCATCAATTAAACCGCAAGTGCTACGGAATGGAGATAGATTCGAAATACTGCAGCGTCATCATCGACCGGATGCGGAAGCTCGACCCGAACATCACGATAAAGCGAAACGGGGAACTTTATGAAAAAAAGACACCATGACGTTTTGCGGTGCATATAAAAGCAGGTGATTAGAATGGCAAGGCCAAGAAAAGAAATAGACTTCGAGCTTGCGGAAAAGCTCGCGCAAATACATTGCACGCAGGAAGAAATCGCGTCCGTGCTCGGAATGTCTGTTGACACACTCCAGCGAAGCAAAAGGTTTAACGAGCTATATAACAAAGCACGACTTCTCGGCCGGGCAAGTCTTCGGAGGATGCAATGGAAACTTGCGGAATCCGGCGACAGAACGATGCAGATATGGCTCGGGAAGCAGATTCTAATGCAGCGCGATAACATAGACGTGGAACACTCCGGGATATTCCAAATAAACATCGGATTCGATGACGATGGCGACTGATACCGTAATAGACATCCGGTTTAAGAGTAAGACGCAAGAGTTCAACGAGGCGTATATTCCATATCTCAAAAACCAAACGCGATACGAAATATTCTACGGTGGTGCCGGATCGGGCAAGAGCCACTTTGTCGCGCAAAAGATCATCTACCGAACACTCAAAGAACGCGGGCACCGGTATCTCATCGTACGCAAGGTCGCGCGAACCAATCGGCACAGCACGTACGATCTTTTGCGAAGTGTTATAAGCGGATGGAAGCTGAACCCGCTATTCAAGATTGACAAGACGGAGCTTGACATCACGCTACAAGTGCGCGGCATCTCCGAGAATCAGATACTCTTCACCGGCCTTGATGACGTGGAAAAGCTCAAATCCATCACCGGCATAACGGACATCTGGATCGAAGAGGCGAGCGAGATAACGCCGGAAGATTTTATGCAGCTCGACCTTCGGCTCCGAACCCGATCTAAC